TGATTAGTCTTTAAAAGCCTAATTCCAAATAAGGAAGTACCTATATTGGATTAGTAGACATGGGCTTATTTTAATTCAGGTCCTATTACCTTTGGATAGGTGTTGCCCACACTGAGATCCATTAAAATAACAATTATCATGGTTAAAAACGTGAAATCCGTTTTGTTTTCTTTAATTAAGAATATATTAACGAGTGCTAGGAATAGCTTTGTTTATTCATGTGAGGATTCCAACCTCCAAAACAAAAAAGGATTAATTAGTTACGAACCTCAGTTCGGAGTAGAAGATTTATTTTCAATGCGCGCTCCATTATTGGATATCGCAAGATTTGCGCATGTGAATATTGATGATTCCACGATGAGGATTTGTGAGGGCCTTTGTGCCCTTTTTGTTAATTTGAGTGAATGTAAAACACTCACTCATTTAACTTCTGCTTTGCTTTTGTACATTAGGGATATGATACCATCTTCTATGTTACATACTGTTATGGCATACGTCAAGAGTGTTCTTGACGACTTGTCATTTGATAGACAATCTGACTTGTTAGACCCATCGTGGCTTGAAGTTTTGCGTAATGTGCAAAGTAATTGGTCATTAGTTAAGGAAAATAAAGCTTTTCGGCAATTTTCCAAATTGATGAGCGTTTGCGTCACATTGGGTTTGTGTCAAGCTTCAGATTTGACATTTGATATTTTAGGTTTTAAGATGTTTGATGAGAGTTTGTTTAAGAAACATTTGACTACCTTTGATTTGGCCGAAGCCATATTTGGGACTATTGCATATTTCACTGAAGGCATGTATTTGTGCTTTAAAACTGGTTCAATTCAACCATTGTTGTTGAATGATTTTTCGATATTAGAATTGGATGAGGAATATGTCAATATATTGATGTGGTGGGATTTAGTTAAGAATGGTAATCTGCAACGTATTCTTAACGTTTCAGATGCTGAATTTAACCATAGACTGGACAATTTGACAGTTAGGATGTCTAATTTGATGTCATCGCTGATTGGATTTGATAAGAAAATAATTGGTGATAAGGTTCTTAAATTGAAATTGATGAAGAACGATTATGTTGCTATGAAAATTTCTTCAGGAACTAGACGTGCTCCATTTGCGATCGAACTCTTTGGTGAGTCGAGTCAAGGTAAAACAACTTTCGGAGACCAATTAATTGATGCGCTGTTAGTTAGCGCAGGGCTTCCAACAGACAAGCAGTATCGTGCTGCTTTGAATCCTGGCGATAAATTTTATTCTAATTGGACCAGTGATAAACTGGTCGCTATATTGGATGATTTATCAAATGAAAAATCTGATTTTGTTGAAAAGGCTCCAACGAGAGCAGTTATTGATTTTTGCAATAATCAGATGTTTTATGCACCAAAAGCTGAACTTGATGCTAAAGGTAAATGTTTTGTAGAACCGGAACTAGTATTAGTGACAACTAATAAGAAAGATCTTGATGCTTATGTTTATAGTAATTGTCCTTATTCCGTACAGAGACGTATGGATCTTGTGATGACGGTTAAATGTAGACCTGAATTTCAGCGCGTTGTTAATGTCAATGGTGTATCCGTTTATACTGGAGTCGACTCAGCTAAGGTTAGGGAATATTATACCGATGAGAATGGTATTTATAACCCTCCTTTGATTGATGACATATGGTCTATTGACATAGAACGGGCAGTTAAACCTGATGATTTACGTAAAACTGCCTCTTACGAACCGTTGATGTTTGAAGGGCAATATATGACAGGATTGCGTGCTAGCGCTGCTATACAATTTGCTATAGAATGTTATAAGGTCCATCGAACTAATCAGGATAGTATTATGGAAGCCATGAAGTCACGCGATAAAGTGATGCGTAGGTGTGATGTTGATGGATGTTGTCACATTCGTGGACATTGTCCTTATCATTTTGACGCGCAATTTGGGATGGAAATCGCTTTGGCATTGAATGAAATAGGTACAAGGTGTTGTAAGAGCGTTATGAGTTCTAAGCGTCACGTTTTAGGAAGAATTGAAAAATACAGCACGCAGAAATTGTACGATTACGCCGATACTTTTGTTAATCGCTGGGATTGGCTTTGTTTTGTTCCTGAGGAGGTTATGATGAGTGATAATTTTATTGACTTAGTTTATTGGTGGAACAAGGATAAATATGAAATAGCGAAGAATAAGAACATTCGTGCAATGGCGTGTTTATTGGGGATGTCTGTGTTTATTAATGTATATCTTTTTATTGTATTATTTTTATTTTTCTTATTTGTTTTGACATCTTTTTCTGCTAGTGCCATGAAAAAACGTATTGTTGACGAGCTGTTGCGAAGAAATGACGCACTTCCAATAGTCGTTCGCGGTGCGCGCGATAAATATGCTAAGGCTCTGTGTTGCACTTTTGGTGCTATTTCATGTTTGTATCTTTTATCTAAAGTATACACGAGTTGGAAGAAAATAGTGCCAGCTCAAGGGGCCTTGGAGCCAAAAACTGAGGATGACATTCGTGACCGTGATAGTGAAGTGAATGTTTGGTCTCGAGTTGTTAAGAGGGAAGTTCCTGTTTCACGTGTTAGCGAATCTACTACGGCCGAGAATATGATTAAGAGTATTCAAAAGAATTTATTTTATGCATCAGTTATTGATGGTACTAACAGATTGATGGCTAACGTATTGTTTCTTAAGACAAATATTTTAGTTATACCGAATCATTATTTTGTGGAGAGTGATGAATTAGAATTAACTTGTTATAAAGACGATGCTGATGCGTGCGGAGGAAAATTTCAGACGCGCGTTAGTAAATTGAATAGCTTATTAGTTCCTAATACTGATTTGCGTATATGTCATGTGGCTAGTGGTGGGTCTTTTAAAGATATTATTGATTATTTTCCAATGGATAAGCCCAAGGGACAACAGATTGCAAATATGATATGGCGTTCGAAAATTGGTGAATGCGTTTCGGGACGTGCTTTACATAGTTTTAAGACTACAACTAATGGGACTTGTCCCTTTTATGGATCAGTGTATTCTAATTTTGATAAGAACACTTTCCAAGGTATGTGCGGTGCCGTGTGGGTTGCTGATACAAGCAAGCCCTATGTTGTTGGATTTCATTTAGGTGGGATCGCCAACACTCCGCGGGGTTGTGCTGGTTTACTCACGAGTAAGGAGATTTCAAGTGCCATAGCTGAACTGTCTTCATGGGATGGTTTGGTTATTGGTGGTAGTGATTCCGACTTTAGGCCTCATATGCTTGGTGTGCGTATATTGACAGGCGATCCTTTACATAGGAAGAGTCCGTTGAATTATTTACCCATAGGATCACAGTATCAATATTATGGTAGTTGCGTTGGTGCGTCTACGAGTTATAGTTGTGTACGAAGTACCCCTATTAGTGAAGCTGTTACTGATATTTGCGGTGTTGCCAATGTTTGGGGGTCACCAAAGTTTAAGCCAGAATGGTATGGGTGGCAAAAGTGCTTGTCGAATGCTAGTGTGCCCGCAAAAGAGTTCGAACACGAATTACTTTTTAATGCTATCGTTGATTATAAAACACCATTACTTAAGATTATTAAGCAAAAGTATTGGTCAGTTATGCGACCATTGACTACAAAGGAGAATATTAATGGTATGCCCGGTGTACGTTTTATAGATGCTATAAATATGAGTACTTCTATAGGTTACCCACTCACAGGTCCTAAAAGTAAGTATGTTGTTGATATGGAAGCGAAAGATGAAAATGGAATGTATAACCGCATTTTTAAGAAGGAGGTAATGGATTTGATACACGAAGCTGAGCAAGCTTACAAAAAAGGATTTCGCAACCATTTTATAGCTAAGGCCTGTAAGAAGGACGAAGCTTTAGTAGTTAGTAAGGAGAAATGTCGCATTTTTTATGGGAATTCGGTAGCTTTTACTTTTTTGATTAGAAAGTATTTTTTACCTATTGTTCGTTTTGTTGGAGTTAATCCCCTGTTGTGTGAGTGCGCAGTAGGTGTGAATTGCCATTCGCAAGAGTGGGATCAACTTTATAAGAAAGCTATTAAATATGGTGACGACAGAATTATTGGAGGGGATTATGGGAAATATGATCAAAAATTACCTTCACAATTAATATTAGCAACACTTGGGATTCTGATTGATTGCGCCAAACAGTGTAACTACACTGATGAAGACATTCGTATTATGCAGGCTATGTCGGCAGACATAGCATATTCTTATATTGCTATGAATGGAGACATGATTTCGGTTACAAGTGGTACTCATATCAGTGGCAATTCACTGACTGTTCTCATTAATAGTATTGCCGGTAGTTTAAATATGCGGTGTGTTTTTATGAGATTGTACGGCTATGAACTTGATTTTAGAGATTGTGTGTCATTAGTTACATACGGAGATGATAATATTGGTTCCGTTAGGAAAGGATACGAGTCTTTTAATATAAAATCGTGCGCAGATATTTTAGCTGAATATGGTCAGGAGTACACTATGCCAGACAAAAATTCGGACATTGTGCCATATTTGGATAAATCTAAATTTGAATTTCTCAAACGCGCAAGTGTTTATCATGAAGAACTTGGTTGTTTTATAGGTGCGTTAGATGAAAATTCTATATTTAAATCACTTCATTGCTATTTGAGACCAAAGAAGTGCGTTTTGACACCTATGGAGGCGTGTGCAATCAACATTGACGGAGCATTAAGAGAATGGTTTAATCATGGCAAAATTGTTTATGAGATGCGCAGGCTTCAAATGCAGCAGGTGGCTAAACTTCACAATTTGGAGCAGCAATGTGTTATGTTACATAGAACATATGATGTTTGCGTAGAGTTGTGGAAGAATGGGAACTTAGGCGAGTACGTTCCAACTGATATTGATGACACTGGATTCACTTGTCAGAGTGGATTTGAAACTGAGGATTTGTATATTAAAGCTCAAGCTGATATACAGATGTCGGTTTTGAGTGTCAATCAGGTTATTATTCATCAAGATTTTGGCGAAGTTGATATTATTTTTAAACGCATATTTGACAACGTTGAACATTATATGGTTGTAGAAATTAAACATTCATTTTGTCAAAGCGTGCGTAGGAAAGGTAGACAACAGTTACGACGCGTGTGTAGCGCTTTATCTACACTGCGTGTTGGGACACCCATTTTGGCTGTTTTGTTGACGCCATATGGTTATGAATTAGTTGATGAGTACGGAGGAGTGGGTATGTGGCACAGATTTAATCTGCCTTTTGCCACTATTAGACCGACCTAGGCATGTCGAAAACTGTCTCCCAGTATGTGATCTGATGGTAGCAAAATCACGCATGAACATTGGTTACCGTGCATGAGATTTGAGAAATCTTAGCATTGGCTTTGTTTGTGGACATCCACCTCGTTGGATACCCTTATTTAGGGGAGGTCTAGTCAGCCATTTCTCACAACCCGAATGTGCAAAGAGTGCACGCACATATCGGTTAAATAAACCACTCGGAAATAATTTAAGTAATTACTGTTGTAGGTCAGTAAAACCTAATTCATCAGTTGGAGATTGTTCCGGCCCTGATGTAATAAATGGACAAGGAGAAAGTGCGGTGGATTCCGTGCAATCTCAGGATTCGTGTGTAAGTTATGTACCACAATCCGGTAAGCATTTTGATATAGAAATAGTATCCAATAAGGGAGCTACTTCTCAGAATGTTGCTTTTAAGGACCAACAGGCTATTAGCTGTGTTGATCCTTCTGGTCAATTTGATGATACTATGTATTTGCAGGATTCAAATGAATCCGATTTGTCAGATTTTTTTCATAGACCACTTTTATTGTCTGAGCTAGTTTGGTCTAATGGGTCGGGCTTGAATGCTATAATTAACCCATGGTCTTTGTATTTTAACAATCCTCAAGTTGTGAATAGGATTGCCAATTACAAGCTTTTGCGTGCTAAGATGCATGTGAAGATTGTTGTGAACGGCAACGGATTCTATTATGGCAGGGGTATGGCTTCTTATCATCCAGCGGCTTCTTCTGACGCTTTTCAGACATCACCTTTAGTTCCTAACGATGCTATTATCGAATCCCAGAGGCCTCACGTTTTTATTGATCCAACTACCTCTTCTGGAGGAGATTTGATTTTGCCTTTTTATTGGAGGTATAATTATATGGATATTCCAAGGGCGGAATGGGGTCAGATGGGTGAAATTATATTTAGAGCTTTATCATTGCTACAGAATAGTAATGGCAACGTGGAACCAGTGGTTATTCGCGTTTATGGATGGTGTGAGGATATCGCGTATAGCGGATTGACTCGTGCTGAACCATCTACTATTGTGCCTCAATCAGGTTCTGAAGTTGATGAGGCTAATAGTAAGGGTTATATTTCCAAACATGCAACTGCATTAGCTAGCGCGGCTGGGAAATTAAAGAATGTTCCAACTATAGGCAAGTATGCCACGGCTACCGAGACTGTAGCTGGGGCCGTAGCAGATGTGGCTAGGAATTTTGGGTATTGCAGACCACCAGTGACGGAGAATCCGGCACCGAGACGTTTACAACCCACGTCCTCTTTAGCACTAACTAATGTGCCTGATACATGTCAAAAGTTAACTACCGACGACAAGCAGGAACTTACTATAGACCCGTCCATAGTCAATATGCCCCGTGTCGACAGTTTTAATATTAAACACATTGCCAGTAAGGAGTCTTATTTGACTACTTTTCAATGGTCACAAGCGAGCGGAAATTTATTGTGGAACTGTAGAGTGCAGCCTGTTTTGTGGGCGGAAACGCCTTCTACTACTACCAATTACTGGTTTCCTGCATGTGCTTTTGCTGCATTGCCTTTTAATCATTGGTCGGGATCCATGAAATTTAGATTTCAGATTGCTAGTTCTGCTTTCCATAAGGGACGTTTGAGAATAGTCTATGATCCAACGAATTGCGCGGATGATAACGTCATGAATGTTCAATATACTAAAATAGTAGATTTAGCGGACATGTCTGATTTTACCGTCATTGTTCCTCATGCTGCGAATCGTACTTTAATTCCATCTCTTACGCCACCAGCAGTCGATTCGAGTAGTATATATTCCACGTCTGCTTTGCCGTCATCTTTGGCAGGCAATGGAGTTATTGCGGTTTATCGTGAAAATTATTTGACTTCAGCGACAAGCGGTGCTGGTGATACTGTCGATGTTAATGTTTTTGTTTCCATGGGTGATGATTTTGAAGTTTACAATCCTAGTAACAAAATTCAAAGATTTGGTTTTGTACCACAATCTGGTAATGAAATTGTTCCTGATGATTTTAAAACGGATGAGTACAATGCACCATTACAAGCTTCTGCTGAAATGATGGGATTGCATATGCAAGAGAACGATAATTTGCCTTTGGTTTATATGGGCGAATCTATAAAATCATTTAGAACTATGTTGAAGCGTTACAATATGTTTCGTAGAGACATGTTTTCCGCCGTGGAAGGGTACCGCGTTTACCATGGCATTAGACCCCAATTTCCAGCATTGAGAGGGTCTTACACCGGAGATAGGGATTTTTCATCTACCGGTGAATATATGTATGTGAACACGTTGTTGTTACATTGGGTTCGGCATGCATTTCAGGGTCATAGGGGTTCCATCAGATACAAAATGATGGCTAATACTCACATTGGCTCTACACCAAAAATTTGTGGTTATATTGAAAGAAGGACTTTTGATGAGAATAATAGTTGGAGCGATATTCGCGACACGTACGAACCTCAAGCGTCACAATCTATAACTGCTAGATCTGTCTTATTCAATGGTCCATTGGAACATATTGATGGCCAGAAGGGTGCTTTATATTTTAATGCATCCGTAAACCCGACTGCTGAGTTTGAAGTTCCTTGGGAAAGTGATCAACGTTGTTATTTTGCTAGAAACACAGCATATACTGTGACAACTCAATTTTCCACAGCTCAACCGGGTTTTAAATTTGCCTTACAG